AGATTGTTCCCCAATCTTATATTGTTTAGCAACAAAATCCTTAAAGTCTGTATTCTGAATAATAGGTAACCAGAAGTCGGACTTCAGTGTATCTGCTTCACGTACTTTGTTTTCAGATCCAGCCTGCTGATACCAACCAGGTGATGGCTTTTCTACATAACCACCAGCCATACCTACTTCAAGTAGACCAGACCAACGTTGTACACCACCTTCCCAAGATACACTAATAGGGATTTTAGATTTCTCTTTCACATAACGTGATTTTTCTACGTTAATAACAAAGTGGTAACCTTTAATCTCTGTACCTTTTTTGTCCTGCTGACGCCCAATGATCCAGATATTATCTGCTGAATAGTAGATACCAGTACCACCAGAAACGATAGCTTTAGGGAACAGACCCATTTCCTGATATGTATGATTGACAGCCAACATTGGAATATCTTTCATAGCAAGGTAAGGTGTACACATACGGAACAAACCTTTTAGTGCTTTAGCACGACTCATATCTGCCACAGACTTTTCATTGATAGCATCTTCAAGTTCTTTCTTTGATGCTACGTTACCAATCGAATCGATAACAACAATGACCTTGTCTTCCCGGTCAATCTGTTCAAGCTGATTAATAATATCAAACTTGAGCTCTTCGACGTTGGTGATTGGTGTGTGCAGTACACGGTTGGTATCGATACCGAACTGTTGGAAGTATGATTGGGGTGAACCAAATTCTGAATCGTAGAATAGGATGACTGCATCATCATACTTTTTCAAATAAGCAGAAGCCATTAGCAACGCAAATGACGTCTTAAAGTGTTTGGATGGACCAGCAAGAACTGTAAGTCCTGGTGTTAGCCCACCCTCTAGATCACCAGATAGTGCAACGTTAATCATTGGCACATCGGTCGTGATCATATCTTTTTTATTAAAGAACTGGGAATCAGCCAACACAGATGTTGACTTGATCTTTGAGTTCTTTTTCAATTTATCCATAATTGACATTATACATTCCACTTCGTCTTTTCTTCAATAGCGTGTTGAGCACAGTGAATATAATCACGATCCTCTTCTGAGAGTACTGACCAGAATTTAGATACTGTGTACAAATGTTCCTGAACACTGTCAGGATCTTCCAGATGACGATTACTTTCCATCATCTCTTGCAATTCATCCATACGTTTATGAATTTTTAGTTTAAGTACAGACATTATCTTTCCTGGTAACGATCATTCATTATACCACACTCTTCAAGTAAAGTAAACCTATCACTGAACTTTTTCAGTGACTTTAGTGCATCCTTTGCCTGTTGTGAGCTTTCACCCATAGTATCATCTGTGTTAGGTTGCCGAAGTCCATGTGTACCAATACGTCCATCAGATGCTAGGATACTAGCAATAGTGTGATAATCCCCACCAAATTCTTTTACAGTATCATGTAGCTGTGCAGCAAACACGGAATTCATAGTAAGCATAGCACCAGTTACCTGTTCAATAAAACATACCTCTGTTGGTGTAATATGATGAAAATGTCCAATTGAAAATGTAGAGAATCTATGAATAATCTCTGCAACTGCCATTGTACTGTTCGGTGTACCACCAAGACATGTATAAGGAACATTTAGTCGAGACTCGATGTTATCTTTACCGAAATACAGATCAGGATAGTAAACCACTTTCTGATTCTTACAATTTCTTTCTACCAAATCCATAGGTAACGGGGTCTTAATAACAATACCACCATTGGTCTTGGCTGATAGTTGTAGTATAGCATCTTCAAGCTGCGATGCTTCTACTACACCATCATCATCCATAGTAACTTCATTACAAAGGAAAGTAATCTGTGGTTCGAACTCAATAAGATCTTCAATATGCTTATTGATATTATCAACTACCATTACAGCATTACGTGGTTTATGTTTAAAAGCATATTCCAGTGTTTTAGCTGCTGTATTAGTACCAACAATACCGATATTAAAATATTCAGCATCAAGGTGTTTTTGTTCTACTTCAAATTCTTCTGTCATTTAATAAATTCCCATTTTACACCAGCTTCTCTAAATAGCTGCTCTGTTAGTTTCCATGATTCTTTCCATCGATCAGCAATCTCGCCATGGATAACGACTCGTTTAATCCCTACTTGGATTAGTCCTTTTGCACAGTCTGAACAAACAGGTAATCCATAAACATACATTGTAGCACCATCGAGTGATACACCATTATATGTAGCGTTAAAGATAGCGTTCGTTTCTGCATGAACTACCATCTTATATTTTAGTTCTCTATCGTAATATCTTGTAAGACTATCATCAACACCACGCGGGAATCCGTTATATCCTGTACACAAAACTTGGCCTTTGCTGCTTACAGCAACGGCGCCAATCTTACTTGAAGGATCTTTTGACCAACCTGCTACAGTCTTAGCAAGTTGCATATATCTACTATCCCACTTGGAGTTGTCTGAAGAGGTTGTCATTGGTACCTCTTTTGGCGGTTGGGGAGGCGTGGATTTCTTTAGTTTTGAGAGGATGTTTATCACGATCAATAATCTCCTTTGGAACAATGTCCTTAAAGGTTTCTTTTAGAACCTTCTTTTCACCGTCTCTTAATATGTATGGCGTTTTTAGTGCGTGCTTTACAATATAAGGTGCGAGGAAAGGTGCACGAAGTTCGATTGTAGAACGCATCATAGTACGATCTAACTTCGGAAGGTGATAATATGGTAGTTCACAGAATATATCTGAATATTGACTATCATATTCTTTTGCACGTCGGTAACCACCGAATAATTCATCAGCACCATCACCAGTCAACACTGCATGGAATCCTAACTCACGTAGCTTTCTAGCCATAGCAATTTGTGGTTTAACGGACCCGAGGTCGACTGGTGATTGGTGGATACGGACTGCGTCAAGATCACTGACTTCATCAAGAGTGACGTCGACGAGGGAGGAGGAGACTAAGTGTGCGAAGTCTTTCTCATGATTATCTACGTGGATCGTGGTAACATCACGACCAAGTTCTTTCAGCAGTCCGTAGATGATACTGGAATCGAGACCACCTGAGAGAAGAATAGAAACTTCTCTCTGACCACCAAGACGCGCGGAGACAGAACGCTTCATGTCTTGGTATAGGTCTCCATACTCAACTTTGTCCCAATTCCAGTAACTGTGTACCTGGCCTTTATGTACATAATGACCAGGTGGAACTTGTTTGATCTCATTGTACGGTGTACGTGGATCAGGGGAGTAACCCCATTTCATTGTGTTCGACATAAATGTTTCGTCGAGTGTAACTTTACCAAATAGCTTTAATACCTCAATCTCAGAAGCCATTGCTTCTACATCAGTACGGTAATATAATGGTTTAATACCCAGGAAGTCTGTCATACCAAACAAATGATTATCAATCATTGTGACATATGTCCAGAATCCATCAAAGTCATGAAAACAATCTGTACCATGATTATGAAATGCATTATGAACATATTCTACGTCAGAAGCATAATCTGTGTCATAATTGAATACTTCGCCAACGAATAATCCTGGGACACTGTATGTGTTCGGCTGGATAGCAAAGAGTGGGTCTAGATTAACAAATGGTAGTGACGTGTGTGCAAATGTAAAACCTTGCCAGTCTCTATAACCAATGTAATTCTCTAGGCCACGATAGCCAATAGAACGTATTACTGTTTCTGGATTCTTACCAACAGGATAAGCTACAAAGCCACACATTATTCTACTCCAATCAATCTACCAAGTGCGAAACGATCATTACTAAAACAGTGTAAACTAGTTGAGCTGAAATGTAAATACCCCATTTTACAGGTGAGACCACTTTGCTCAATTAACCATAGACCAAGTCTGTTTGCGAAGTACAGATCGTTGTGTAAGTGACGAACTACGTCACACGAACGCATGTGATAAGAACAATGTAGTTCATTACCACGTTCCATAAAGTGCCAACCAAAGGAACAAGGTACACGTTCACCTTCATTGGCAGCTACAATATCTTCTGGAAACCACATAGGGATATAACATTGACGAGTAGTAGGATCTTTCTTTAGAAGTTCTACTGCATCACCAAGGTTACCAGTTTTGAACCTGATACCATCCATACTTGGTGCCCACATACGTTCAGGGTACGAGTGACTGAAAGCCTGACCAGACAAATACTGATCAGTATCTTTCAGCCACATCGTATGTGAAGGTGGTGGATTAAGTGGTTCACCACCAACACGTTCTGCAAAGTGGACATCTGCCCACGGTTGCGTGGCATTACAAAGATCGGATGCTTCTTGCGGATCATCACTCATCTTTGCTGTCAGATCAGCATGTAGTACCTCTAAAAAAACAGGAGGAGACTCGGTACCCTGCCACGATGCTGTCTGTATTTCATATCCCTGATGGTATAGTAGGTGACGTAGCTTGAATAAGCCTTCACCCAGATTTCTTCCTGTTACTTTGTTCATTAGCTACTCTCTGTCTCAGGTCGCTAGAAGAGAACCGGTGGTTCCGTTCGTTATAGTAAATCTCAATACCAAGCATAGTACATTCTGATTTACCAGTGTAATCTTTAGTGCGATACTCTTCACCAATGATACGTACATTGATTGGATACATCTGAATGATATCGAGCAGATCTGCTTCGCTTTGATAAGGTACGATTTCATCGACATATCCTACAGCCTGAAGCTGTGTGTAACGTTCAACAAGTGTTTGTATCGGTTTATTCTTTTCTATTCTATCATAGCTTGGGTCTACTTGTAAACCACAAATTAGATAATCACATACACTTTTTGCTTCTCGCAACATAGAAATGTGTCCAGCGTGTAGCAAGTCAAATGTAGACGCTGTAAATCCTATTTTCATTGTTCCCACTTATAAAATATATGAAGACCGATCTTAGTCGTTCTTGTTTTACTTGCAGCCCAATCTGGTTTAACGTAACTTGCATGGTAGTGTGTTGCACCAAATGTGTTGTCACCGAACCAACCAGTATAAACCTTGAGTGCTACACTTCGCATGTGCTGGTACATCTCCCGATCAGATTCTGGTATCTCATCACTTTTACCGTCACAGTACCAAGAGAACTGACAACGATGACGTACTGGATAATATACTGTGGGATCACTCCAAGACTTTTTAGTTGGTCCTTGATGAATTACCTCACAGACAGTATTAGGAAAACGTGGATCATCTACTCTGTTCAACACCACGTTGCTCACTGCTACCTGGCCAGCAAATGGCTGATTCCTAGCTTCCCAGTACATATTGTCTGCAAGACATTTAATAGACTCTGAGAAGTGATCTGTTGAATGTGCAGCTTTCATACATCCAGTAACAAGTGCTGCAGATAGTACAGCTGATATGATCTTCTTAAACATTATCGAATCCTCACTTGACGAAGAGCTTTCAGACCACCTTTTACACGTTCTGGATATTCACCCAGATAGGTACCAGCTTCAAGATCTGATTTAGTAAGAAGATCTTTATGCCAGTGTGTAACGTTATCCCATTCTTTCAGAAGCTTCTGGGATAGGTTGTCAAAAAACGAATCAGAGAAGATTGGATCGTCTTCCTGATAGTAAGCATATGCAGCCATAAGATAGAATGGAACAGTCATGTTAACATTTTGAGAAATCTTATGTGATGCATATCTTTCCCAACTATATGTTGTCATAATGCTTACCCCATGCTGAGCCAGTAGTGCGAAGACCTTCAGATGCTAGAAGCTGATTGTACATAATACGAACAATTTCACCTTTATCTGGTGCACCATGCAAATCATAGATTACTCTGTTCTTTGCAGTCTTCTGATTGATGGTACGTGCACTCCGCTTTTCAATAATGGAAATAGCATATGCACGAGCAACGTCTTCTGGCATCTTTTGGATTAGGTCCATAGCTTTAGTATCCATTATAGTACTCCCTGGAAATATGCATTGAGCTCAGAGCGAATTTCATCGAACTGCTGAATAGCTCGTTGTTCTAGCAAACGATCGTCGAAGTAGAATTTAGTCATCATGACAAATTCCTCACGAGGTGCATTATAATGCTCTTGAGCGAATTCGTCTGCTTCCATTACGTAGTTTTTGAGTTTACCCATGATATAGTGTCTCCTAATTGTTACTATACTAGTATACACTATTTCATATTAATTGTAAACCCCCTAATTTGATTTTTTCCAGATAAAATTTCATCTACTGGGATATAGTCAATAATTTCATATTTGACTACGTCACCTTCCTGTAGTGTATTAGCCCAGAGGGATGGATGTGGAGAAAACTTCCAAGGGACAATGTGATCGATCTTACCCTTCTCCATAGCCTTACGGATATACTTAGAAATATGGATTTCATTAAATCGATTTACATGTTTGAAGTCACACCGACCAAAGAAGTCATGTTCGGTATCTGCTTCATAGCCTTCAAAGATCTTATGACCAGATGAGGGGATAGAACACTGATGATGTTCGGGAAATTCAAAGTCCCATTGCCGTTCTTTCCACTCTTGGCTCTCTGGTCTATTATCTTCAGCAACCAACTGGTTTCTACGTTCAATAAATTCCTTTGTAACTTTCCCTTTGTACATCATACTCTCCCTCCAGTACTAAAATCTTCTGGACCACCATCTTCACCAGGCCAGCTGATGTAGCTACCATCGTTATCAATACCTATTGTAATATCAGGGAATTCATCGTTATCAATATCTATTGTAATACCAGGCGATTCTGTTAATTCGTATTTCATTTCGCCAACAGACTCACGTACAATATCATTATGATTAAATTCTGCCCAGTATAGTTCATAAGCTACACCAGATTCTAAACATTCAAACTGATGATATAGTCCAGGCTTTACCTTTGTGTATTGATTAGGGCCAACAACGGTTTCATCTACAAGATCATAGTCGCGCTGCCACACGCGTACGAGCATCTTACCAGACTCTACATAGAATCCATTCCATTTATAACGGTGTAGATGCTTAGAGCATACCCCACCTGCTTCCATTTCAATACGATGAAATTCTAATGCACCATTAGCTTCAATGAGCTCTGTTGTGCCCCATACTTTTCCCGCTTTCATCGCTGTATCGCCTCTGCAATTTTATCTCGTAGTTTATTACGTTCGTGTGTAAGAACATTAATAGTTGTATGGATATGTCCTGTATCATGAGGTTGTATGTGATCTCTAAGATCCTCAATGATTTCATCAAGAGCTTCCAGCTTTGTCATAAGATTCATTTTCATTTAACAGTTCCTATAAGCATATTCTAAAGCACGATCTGCTTCAGTTTCCAATGGACGATTTTCGTACCAGTTACCTGTCTCGACGTCCAGTTCTCGACATAGTTCTGCAATCTGTTGTGCAGTAATAGGATACTCACGTTTGATTGCATTTGCTGCAGTTGCTACCATTATCTGGTACATTTTGTGGTACCAACCAGTTCCTGTAATAACTCTATATTCCAATGCAAGTTTCTTTGGGAAGAACGGACAGTCTGCATAACCTGACCAAACAACATCGTTATTTTTGGATTCAATGTTAGATTTACGATGTTGTACTACGGCGTCTGCAAGTTCAGGAGGTAGTCGATCGAGAAACGTACCACCACTCTTAGCCCTATCTACATATGGATACCTGATAAGAAGATCATCCACATCAATAGGGATGCTTCCACCAGAGAAAATAAAATTAAAAGCGCTATCGTAAGTCGCAGGAACATAGTACATTCTGCTAAGATCTTTAGTTTGACGATCTCCGGCAGAGTCAAGGTGAGTGTTGAGTGCGTGCCAGAAATGTCCAATTTCTTCGGATCCAATATCTCGTGACACTGGGAAGACAATTCGAAACTTAGGTTGATGTTCTTTAGAGCTGGCGGTACTATAACAAATATAACGCCAATCACCACACCAATTATCAACAACATCTTTTACGTTGCCATCAATCGTAAGGTCATCAACATCAACAGCACACCAACCTGCCCAAGCAGTAACGTTTTTGTTGGCCCGAGTAGTACCAGCTTCGTATACAGCAGGCGAAATAAGTTCTGCATCTTTTTTGCCTTTCTTTGGTTGCTTAGACAAACCATAGAGAAGTTTCTCTAACTCGTCAAAGTTAGAGAGATCCATACGTTTATCAGTCTTGTTGTCAAACTGACTCTTAAAGAGCGTTAGGGAAATACCCTGTGTTGTCATCATGATCTGGTGCTGTCCATCCCTCAGGTTTCATCAAATCGGGAAGACCAAGAGGGTTAGGACGTTCTTTCTTAATGCCTGCCTTCTTAGCCATATTTGCATTATGTACCTGCTCCCAAGCACGCTGTGGTTCAACACCGAAAGCGTCAAGTGTACCAATAGCAACAACGCAAAGATCAATTAGGCCATCTACGATTTCCTGTGGATCTTTATTGTCGATTGCACTCTGTGTTTCATCTAGCTCTTCACGTAAAAAGTTCATACGGAATTCTAGGAACTTGGCCAGCTTTTCTTTATCGTTGATGTTATTCATGATCCATTCATGAACACCAAACTTGAAATGCATATCCCAAATATCTTCATGCCAATTTTTCATAATTCTATTATACCCCATTTTCAATCATTTGTAAACACCTAAATGTGTCTTCCCAGTTATTTACTTGAACAGATTTAGATCCACTGTAACCTTCAAGCTTTACTGCAAGTGGATGATCGTTGCCGCCAACCTGCATATTGTCACCAAAGAACGTAATAGGATGTGGTAACCATTCTGCTACCTGCCCCTTATCCTTACCTTCTTCAAAGATATCGATCCCAGTCTCGCCAGCTACTTGAGCAGTAATACCAGGGAATTTTTCCATTACCTCTGCTGCAATGTTTTCACGTTCGCGTTTGTGCTCGTCCCATTCTTTATATAGATGTCGTGTTTCGAGTGAACATGGCCGACCTGGAATCGCAAAGTTAACCATCCCACCACGAACTTCTATATTATTAGTAGCTTTATTATGGAACTTACTTTCAGCTAACTTTTCATTTAAGAAGAACATAAGATCTTCTGGAACTTTCCATTCATATCGATAACCACAGTGATCTTGTTGCCACGCTTCATTGCCAGACTGTTGGTATACGCTAATACAAAGATAATAAAGCTCAATCGGTATTTGTTCTAGAGTTTTATACCTATCACTTCCTGTTACGAGGTACACTGCATTGTGTGTAGCAAAATGTTCAAAGAAGTTTGCGAACTCTTTGTCCATCTGACCCCGGCTAGGTGTGAGCGTACCGTCTACATCAAATATGTAATTCCTCATCCGAAAATATCATCCATAGTTAATTGTTCTTCTGCTTGCCAGCCAATGGCTTCAAGAATAGGTTCGAGAGGTTCAAGGAATGTTTTCTCGAACTGTTTGTTGTAATCGATGTACTTATCTAATCCAAATTCTGCTGGAAGGTAATCAGGGAATGCGATAACATTTTCACGGATTGGATTAGGGATAAGCATATAAGCCCACTTGATCTTGTTACCCTTCTTGATCTCTTCGTAGTTCTTTAGACTGTGATGCTGCAGCAAGTGGTTATAGAGCAGTGACCCGCGTACATGGATCGGTGTACCTTTTGAATAAATGGTACGACGATCAGCCCACTTATCTAACTCTGTAACACCGCGAGGGAATGCTGCTTCTTCTGGGCGAAGAGATTTGAATTCTTTTTTGAAGTCCTGGATGAACTTTTGGGTAGCATCTTTATCACCAGCGATCATAAGCTTGAAAGCGTCTTTGAACTTATCCCGACAGACTTGTGGGGTTGAAGACTTGATAGCTTCAATACCCATGATCTTCATCTTCGGTTCAGCATACTGAACACCTTCAGAGTTATGTACGTTGAGGATATAACGTTTCTTTGCCTGCCAAATACCACGATCTGCAATAACTTCACGCTCCATAACCATACGGTTCGTGTATGCGTTACTGTGTTCAGCCAATTCTTCCATGGACTTTTCAAACATAGGGTTGAAGTGTTCTTCACAGACTTTGGATAGGAACTGAACAGGATCTTCGGGTTGAAACTTTTCTACAAACTTAGAGAAGTTAACGTATACCGAATCAGTATCGATAGCGATAACATAATCCTCGTTAGTATCAAGAAGTTTATTCAGTTCATCATTGATTGTACGTTCACACCATTTGATAATGAACTGACCGTGGAGGGTAATACCTTCGGCAATCCGTAGATCAAAGTAACGATAGTATTTGTTACCGAGTGCACCAAACAAACTATTGAGTAGAATCTTAATAGCCATCTGTTTGTTTTCGAGCTGACTAATCTCACGTTCCAACTCTTTTGTCTTTTCCTTCTGATACTTACGTTGTGCAGCAAGCATAGCCTGCTTAGTAGTCTTACGTTCATCATAGTACTTGACAATGATCTCTGGCATAACACCCTGACGGTCGTGTGAGTACATTGAACCGTTTGCCGCAACTGCACCTTTAGGATTTTGGCTAGACACCGGTACTTCAATCATTTCGCCTTCTTTATCTGGATTAGGTACCTTAACATTCAATGTTCCAGGAACAAGGGGTAACAATCCATCTCGAATTAATGTCTCTGGTGACATATTGTTCTGTACAATGATATTAGGATACAGTGAGTTCAAGTCAAAGCTAACCACCCATTCGTGTATACCAATCTGTGGTTCTTTTACGTATCCACCCGCAAACTTTACAGCAATCTCTGATGCCTTAGCACGATCCATAGTTGGTACCACGATCTTTTTCTTATTTAGTTCACGATATACAATAGAATCCCAGATAGATGTAGTACCAAATACATCTGTGAGGTTGACCCCAGCTTTGTAGGCTAGTGTCATAGCAAGTTCAATTAGACCCATCTTTTCATCAATACGTTCTACAAGTTCAACGTCTTTAATATTATAGTCGATATAAAGCTGATGGTTTTCGTTGTACAGATTACGTAGTGAACCGAACTCTTCATAGGATAGTTTACGTTCACCAAGGACAACGTTTGCAATATGGTTAAGCGCATATGATTCTTGTGCACCGTAACTGTAACCGAACTTAGTAAACAGATCGTAGTAATCTAATGCGTTGATACCAACGATCATGTACGAATCCATATTCTTGTTCTTGAACTGAACCTTTTTCTCACGAACAACGCCCCAAGGTGATAGAGACTTAACAGCTTCTTCTGAACCAATACGGAGAATACGGTTGATGATATATGGTATGTCAAAGAAGCGGATGTTCCAACCAGTAATAATATCTGGATAGTCATCCTTCCACCACTTAAGGAAACGTACGAGTAATTCTGTTTCAGATTCACACTTGACGTACTTGATCATGAGATGATCGTGTGGGGATTGTGATACGTCGTAGTCTTTTAGACCCCAGACGTGGTAGATACCAGACCGTGACGACTTAGCAGTAATAGCTGTGATGGGATGAAGTGCGTCTTCTGGATAAGGGAAACCATCTTCGGAGTGAACCTCAATGTCAAGGTTGACCACATTGACATGACCTTTGTTGAATTTAATATCATTGGGAAACTTTTCGGCAAGGAACTGGAAGACTGCACGATCCATACCGAAGTACTGAAAGCCTTCTACACCATCGTACTTCTTGGTGAAGTCACGCATGTCAGATGGTGAATTGAATTGTAACGGAGCCACTGGATCACCGTCCATGGTCTTCCAGTCTGTAGAATCCTGAGGGTCAGGTAGGAATAGGGTAGGTTTAAATTCGTATCGTCCGGTGATACGTTTGCCAGAATCGTTGTATCCACGGTACAGGATACGATTCATATAGACGTCAACTGATGTGTAAAAGCTCAATGCAATTCTCCCATAATGTAGATAGTATTATACCGCAGGATGTGATTAAAGTAAACCCCCATCATAGTTACCAAATGCCCATTTTCTTTCACGACACCAAAAGCACTTTCGGCAAGGACCCGGATCACCTATACAGCTCACAGTTAGTTTTGATAACTCCATTATATCATATTTTTTGTACTGATGATATATAAATTTCTTGTCGACCTGTGCCCATGGCATTACGACCCAACTGTTCGGATCGTTCCCCATTTCATACAGATCTTTGTCTTGTATAATGTCTTGGTTTGGTCTAGTCTCCTCTGGCATACCTTGGCTCATACCCCGGATGATAAATGGTATATCATATCTTTCTTTCATATAACGGTAATGTGGTTGGTGATATTTCTCTTTGCTATCACCGTCCTTTTCATATGAAAAGATTTCCAGAGGCTTCAAATAATTTAATGATTTCATTTCCCATGCATCTAAATAATATGATTCTATCCAGGAATGTACGTTTTCTGCTGCTTGCCAGCTTTGAGTATTTTTACGAGAGGTATCATATCCGTGAATAGGATATATGTTTACTCTTTCTTTTCTACGGTATACCATTTCAATTAAAAGAAAAAGGAGTAATGCAGAATCCGTACCACCGGATAATGCAAGACCGATATTATGTCCTTCAGGAAAACGATTAAAGTAATCTACAGTATTACCACTATCATCTGTCAGTAACATTTTTGAATAATCCTATAATGCCAGGAGATCTTCTATTCTTGTGGGTGTTGGTGTAATAGAAATACTGAGGATCATACTTTAGATCCATAAGTTCAAATCTTTTTATTGCTCTTCTAACATCTGGTAATTCTACGTTATCCATCATAATAAATCTGGGCTTCATTTCCAAAGCCATATCTATATCTTCCATTGGCTTAGGGTGTATATGATCACCATCAATATAAACTAGATCAACTTGGTCACGCTCCTTGTACATACCAGAACTGGACGGTATGAACTCTACCCTATCACCATACTTTTCTTTTAGTGCAACACCCGCTTTTACAGAAAAGAGATTGGGATCAATAGTTGTTATTTTTTCTAGGAAAGGAAACATTTCTAAGAACATTGTTGCAGAATAACCTGCAAATGTTCCTATCTCGAAAACTGTTTTAATTTTATTCTGATAACCAACAGATTCAAACCATTCAAGAAGATCTGGATCATTGTAGGGTAGATAACCCCAGGCCTGTTTACCTACTTCAGGATCGTGTTGGTTAGGATCTGGTACTGGTAAAAATGATACGTCAATTTGTGTCCACATAATAATCTCCAATAAAAAAGGAAGACAGTTTCCCGTCTCCCTTTATATATGTTAAGAAATAAAATCCACTTCTTCGTCAGTATAAGGCCACATTAGAATAAATTCACCTTTCCAAGTGCAAGATTTTTTTGTCTTTGCTCAAGATCATAACGATCTGTAGCTTGTGACAGATATCTTTCAGTTGGGGTCATATTAATCATTCTAATCAAGTCTTTAAACCACTTACTCATATCCAAATTCCCTTCTAATTTTTTCAAGAGATTTTGAATTAAGTTCATGTGTAAGTGATTCAACTGTGTGACCAGGATATTCATGAATCATCTGGGCAGCAATATATTGATTTGCTTTAGTCTGACGAGACAGAATCCATCCTATCATTACACCTCGAAGAATGTTTTTAAATACTCTCCAAAATCCGTTAAGCAGACTCTGTGAGTAGTTCAGCGCTATTGTTGTCATTTTTTACCTCGTTGTTTCCAATAGAAATTTTACGAGGCAGCTTTTCTTCGGGAAGAATGACTTCAAGTTTGACAGTCAAGATTCCATCCGTTAGATCAGCTCCGGATACTTCGGTATATTCCGACAGTCTAAATGACTTGCTCCAATTTCGAGCACTGATACCTTTATGAACATAAAGTTCTTGAGGGCGACGTTGTGGTCTATCACCTTTGATAGTCAGAACGTGATCTTTTACTTCAATATCAATATGTTCTTTACTAAATCCAGCCACTGCTAATTCGATTTCGTAATGATACGCATCGTGTTTAACTACGTTATGTGGGGGATAGGTATCCTTCGCGTGGCTGTGAATATTTTCCAGCTGATCGAAGATGTGATCGAAACCAAGAAATGCGTTTCGTGGCAATAAAGTTGCTTTAGTCATTGTGACCTCCTGTTAAGCAAGGTTATGTTATGGACCCGAACTATTCGGCATCCGCTGTTATTTATACGTTCTTTTCTCTAGAAAATACATAAATGTAGTAGGCTTCTTAGGATTTAAATTTTCGGTCTTAAACATTTTTTCTACCTATGTAAATCCATGGTACTGGGGAATCTAGCTGTTGTAAATCACTCACATACTCTGGGACAATATGATGTCGGCTTTTCATCGGGGTCATGTATATACCGCCTGGGAATAGCCTTTCATAGATCCATGGGAAAAGTTCTTTTTTTCGTTCTAACCAAATATCATCAATTGCTATTGCGATAGGAACGTCGTACTCTTCTGGCATACTAAAAACATCGCAGACCACGGTATTTTTTGTATCACACTCTAGTATGTCAAAGCCCGTTACTTTACGTTGGTGCAAATATTTTCTTCTTAAATTTCTTGTAAGAATTCCAGGATAGCAACCAAAATCGTATATAGGACCAGCAGGAGCTTCTAGATTTTCAATAACCTCTAATACCTCGGTGTTCCATATACGTGTCCAGTTTTCCCACGATCCTACATTTGAAAAACGTTTATCTGACAAGACCTTCGACTCCGAAAGATAATCCCATTCTTGTTCCAATAGGTTTCGAGTGATGAAAGGTTCCCATAGGATTCCATACCATCATCCCAGGTTCTAATATTTTATTTTCAACCATCACAGATCTCTCTGGTTTAAGAGTATATGATATTGCATCTTCTATTCTAGGTCGATGTATTTCCCAATCAACTCTACCTAATACTTGGAGATATAAGACATGCATACGATCTCTATGTATTCCAAATGTAGTATGTCTATCTGTAATACCAAAAAACAAATGACAAGTAACAGGTTTATCAGGGAATATTCTTTTTAAATCTTCTATTATTCTTCTAGCATTTCTTGGTAAAGACGGTCTTTTTTCTAATTCAAGAAATGTAGCAGAACCACATTCACCTTTTATTTTCGTACTTTGTGGTGGATGTGTATCTATTAGATGTGTCATTCTCTCCCAGGTAAATTCTTTCATACCGATTTCTGAATCGAGAAAAGAATATGTATCTGGGAGAGATAACAGTTTAGTCATTACTTTGCACCGATATTATATTTGGGACAAAGTTCCCATTGTGTTTTTTCTTTAAAAGGGATAATTTTAATTTGACGTAAAGGAGCACACTGTAGATCTTCCTTCTTAGCCATTTGTACTAATCCCCAATCACTCATCAATGTAGCAATAGTATTTCTACGAGCAATATCGTTTTCTTCTAAATTTGATTTCTTCCCATCTAACAAAAATAGTTCCTTAAAGTGCACGATGAAGTATCTGCCTTGTTTGTGCAGAATGTGACAAGACTGGAATAGCTTCTTGTCTTTACGAGATGCCACACCAATACGCGTGAGGGTTTCTCTTACTTTAAGGAAATCGTCTGGCTCGCGTAGTGTTACCTCGAGCATGTTAGATGGAGTCCACTGGACATTATTATTTTGTTCTTCCACCTTTACTCACCTTTTCTTTTAGCTCATTCAGTTGCGTTGATGATAAGAGAGCCAAAGCTTGACGAGCTTTTTCATTACTATAGCCATAGTATTCTTTGACCACTTCTATATCATTTTCTAGTTCAGGTTTATACCATTTTGAAAAACGTTTCCGCTTTCGAACTATATTTATATAAAAATGATATTGTAGTTTCTTATCAGCATTATGCAACCGATTCATTTCATTTGCTGCAAGAACTGTATCCTGAAAGTAAGATAAGCTACGATTAACCATAAAAGGATTGTACACCTTTTCAGCAACATCGTCTTCCATAATATCTTTTTTGGTGTAATTAATACTGTTTACGTATTCAAATGGGTTCATGAGAATTTCACCGAAGACATAATTTCAGTCATACAAGCAACAAGGTTGATTTCGTGATCAGCAACAAATGCTGCCTTGTGCTGGTATTCTGCCAAAATAAGAATAAGTTGTGGGATAGATTGAGATTCGACTTTATCATTCATGTTATCATATACACCACGAATAATAGCACTTGTGTCTAGATCCAGATTGTTAACCACCCACTTGCGCATAGACTTAAAGTCTTTTTCTTTTAGGTGTTTGAATAGATCATTAAAGGATCCACCCATATCAGTAGTGCTGCTAGCAATATCGCCCAGAACAGAACGTCTTTGAAGTTCATTGAGTACTCTCCTCCAATCTGGTGCATGACGCATGATCAGATCAACAATAGCCATCTGATCGTAGCTTACACCTTCATTTTCTAAAATCGTTTGAGCACGCTTAAGGAATTGCGCACACAAACC